GTTGCTACGTTTGGACCTGCTAATCCAAACTGTTACGCTCGAACTGGAGTTTGGACTCCAGTAGATACTTTAAGACTCATCTTTCTTAAAGTATTGACTTTGATTGGAGCTCTCGCTCCATTGCCATTACCTGTAAAATTATGTTATATAGTTGTATGTATTTATTTGTTAATAGCCCACTTTTGTCACCCTGCTTATGATGATTATAAGAGTCGTATCCTACCTGTATTTTGTATTTATATTTGGGTACGTTCAATCTTACCAATCATTCTACGCAAAATGGCAATTGTTAATAACCTTTACACTCTGTACAATAATTCATTAGAATTCTGTATCATATTTGATCTACTTTATTGGTATCTTGTCTGGAAAGCCCTTAACTGCTTTAGAGTTAAAGACAATGAAATGAGGTGGTATCAAGGTTGTCAATTCCGCCCTGTCTATCGGTGGAACCCTTTCTCTACAGCCTGGTATGCCACTTTTGATCATGTTTATCTAAACGGTTATCCTCCCCTCTCACTTATCACCTGGTTTCTAAACGGATTAATTAATACTGATAAGTACGTCGACCTAAGTCACATAATTAGAGTCATCGAATCTAATACCGTGCCAATTGATAATCAGATTGTGCGATTGTATAATAGTTGCCTCACCCAACTTGTAACACGTGTCAACTTCAGAAATCACTCAAATTACTCAATTATTCAAACTAGTGATTTAATACATGTTACTATTCAAAAGATTATCATTGAATTGAGATTACAAATGCTACCTGATGATGTTGAGATTGTTCATATGTTGCTTATGAGACGGTTATTAAAACCTAGTCGAACTGAGTTGCTTACCTATGGGATGATCGCCAATGATAGTAGAACAATCAATCAGCGCTCTGCATTTGTTACTGATGGAATTGGACCACTTGGTGGTGCCATCAGAAACACTTAATGGTGTCCAGTCCGTATTGCTGGTTGCTGTGTTGGAGACAAAGACCTGAAACCTTTAGATGTTAATTGTAAAGTAAAGCCCTCATTCAACCCTTGTGAACACAAAACAATATTACATAAATATGTTGTACCTGAATTTGACTGCTTTTCCCCAATGATACATGCAAAGTGTTCAAATAATATTAATGTTGCACTTCGCAATCGTGTAACATTCCCAACACCCAAAATGCAACCTTACACTCGTGCCCGCTGTCTTAAAGTTGCCAAGGATATCTCAAAATTACTAACCGCACACAAAATGTCGTTAGAAGAAGTGTGTGAGAATTACCGTGGTGCCAAACGCAAAATGTATCAACGTAACATGCAACGCCTTAAGAATGGTTGCATGCCTAGTGCCAATTTGAAAAGTTTTCTTAAAGTTGAAAGATTTGATCCCAACATTAAGGAAAACCCTGACCCACGTGTGATACAAGCCCGCAATCCTATGTTTAATTTGTTGTTAGCACAGTATTTGAAACCTCTTGAACATGCTCTTTATGAATTGAAAGGAGGAGGAGTTTTGCCTAACTTGCGTGT